CTTTTCCTACCACTAACGCGCAGCAAGAACTTCCAGCTGTGAATCAAATTCTGCAGTCATGTGGTCAAGCGCCTGTGACTACCCTAGATCAAACCAACCCGGACGTTGCGATTGCCTATCAGACTTTGCTTGAAGTCTCACGGGAAGTACAGGCGGAGGGATGGACATTTAACAAAGAGAACAACTTTGAGTTTGTACCTAATACAGACAATGAAGTGTTGATTCCTGCAAACATTCTGCAGATTGACCTTAGCGATGTTCCTGCTAACGTCGAATACAAAGCAAGTCGTCGCAGTGGCAAACTCTACGATCCAGTTCACCACACCTACAAGTGGACAGGCTTTACAAAACTCGAATGTGATGTTGTATGGCTATTTGATTGGGTTGACCTACCGCAGCCTATCAAGGATTTTATTTCTTCTAGGGCAGCTACAATCGTTTCTAGTCGTATTGTGGGTGACGCTAACCAATATCAAATCCTTCAACAAAAAGAAGCATACACCAGGGCTATGGCTATGGAGTATGAATGTAATCAGGGTGACTATACTTATTTCGGCCATGCTGGTGACACTAATCAGTATATCAGTTTCCAACCTTACAAAGCTCTTACACGATAATGGCAGCCGTAACTCAACGAATCAATAACTACCTCGGTGGTGTATCGCGACAATCAGATGACAAAAAGCTACCGGGACAGGTTCGTGAGTGTCTTAACGGCTATCCAGACCCCACCTTTGGTCTGACTAAACGGCCTGGTTTTGAGCACATCGCTAACCTGGGTACTGGCACAACGTACGATGGAGGTAAGTGGTTCTTTATACACAGAACTGACGACGAAAAATATATTGGAGTTATTACGTCTAAGCCTGTATCAGGCAACGGGACTATCGCTATCTGGAATGTAGATGGTACTGCATGTAATGTGACGTACGGTTCTGGAGCACAGGCATATCTGACTGGTAACCGTGATAATTACGATGTGTTGACCGTACAAGATACATCAATTATCACAAACAACAAAATTGTTGCAGCAAAGTTACCAGACCCTACGTTTGTAGAAAAGACACGAGCAACTTTGGTTCTGTCTGGTGTCGCTGCTAACTCTAGTTTCGACGTAACTATTAATGGTAGTGCTATTACAACACAAAACTCGTCTTCTAGTGATACCTACGATGACGTCTTGACTGATCTCAAGACTGCTATTGACGGTTTGTCTATTACTGGACTGACAGTCACAAAATACGCCGCATCTCTTGAACTTGACAGAGTTGTAAGTGGTACACGTACTGCATTTACTATCTCAGCCAAGGGTGGTGCAGACAACAGTAAACTGACTGTATTTCAAGATCAGGTAGACAACGTATCACAACTGCCAACGCAGTCGTTCCACAACCATATCGTCAAGATTATCAACACCGCTAGCGCAAACGACACGTACTACGCGAAATTCGTTGCAGACGATGGTGTATCCGGTACTGGTTTCTATGAAGAAACACGATCACCTGCTGTTTCTTCTGGTCTAGATAAGTCTACGGTACCTCACGAACTAATCAATACTGCTACGAACGCATTCACCTTCCGACAGATAAACTACACTGATAGGTTGGTAGGTGATGACATAACTAATTCTCATCCTAGTTTTGTTGGCGAAAAAATTCAGCAGGCTTTCTTCCACAACAATCGCCTGGGCTTCCTGTCTAAGGACAATGTGTCTATGAGCCAGGCTGGTGAGTTTTTTAACTTTTACCACGTCAGTGCACAGACTGTTGTCGATGCTGACCCTGTTGACCTTAGTTGTTCGTCTATTAGACCTGCTGCACTGCACGCTGTCATCCCTACTACTCAGGGTTTAATTCTGTTTGCTCAGACGCAACAGTTTATCATGTTTAGTGACACTGGCATCTTGACACCTACGTCAACTATCATCCGTGCTATCTCAAACTATGAGATGGACACTAAGGTTGATCCTGTTGATGTTGGACCTAACATCGCATTTATAAGCAAGACACCAAGCTATACACGTACGTTTAGTATGGTGACTCGTGGTCAAGAAGAAAACCCACAGGTCTTAGACATTGGTCGTGTTGTCAACGAATGGGTACCAGCAACAATTGACACGTTAATTGCTAGCCCACAAAACCAGTTCATTGCTATGTCTACACAGTCAAGCGATGAAATTTACTTGTTCCGTACGTACAACGACGGTGAAAAAAATGTAGTCCAAGCATGGTTTGAGTGGAAAGTACAAGGTAACGTACAAGGTATGGCCGTCGATAGTGACGACATGTACCTTGTTACCAAACAGGCCAGTCAGTTTACATTGACTAAAGCAAGTCTAAGTCAGTCACCATCACAAGCTATCATTGTCAACAACGATGGTCAGCGAGTCAATCCGTGTGTGGACCTGTATGCAACTGCATCGTCAGTTGTCTACGACTCTACTAATGATTTGTCTAAGTGCTATCTGCCATTCAACAAAGTTACAGGTCTGACGCCTGTGCTTGTTATTAAAGGTAGTACAGCAGCAGGTAGTTTTGTTGAGTCTGGCTTTACTATCACTCCAACGCAGGACACAGACGGTATTGGAGATCACTTTATTGTACCTAGGAAAGATCTGACCAGCGTTGCTAGTGACGTTATTGTTGGCTACAAATATACATTCGATGTAGAACTACCCAGAACTTACTTCAGACCTGATGACGCTATTACTGATTTCACTGCATCTCTTGTCATTGCACGTATGAAGTTTTCTGTCGGACTGTCAGGGGTTATGGGTTTTAAGCTCAAACAAACAGGCCGTATGCCGTACACCAAAAATTACACAGGTGACGGCACGACAACTGACTTTCCCTTCACATCTACAGAAATAAATTTTGTTGACAGAAATCAAGTCAAAGTGAAAGTCAACGGTATTGCTGAAACAAATTTTACATTCCTTAGTGACACTGAAATCAGAATCACAACAGCACCGGCTGATGGTGCAGCAATCATGATTTACATTGATGAGTGGTACAACTTGAATCCTGAAATTTTAGCAAACACTTATCTTGCAAACGACGTTGCACTGGCTGAACAGAGTGTGTTTTCTATTGCAATCCATCAGCGCACTGATAACTTCTTCCTTAGAATTTTCAACGATTCTCCTTTTCCTGTTGCGTTGAACTCTATGATGTGGGAAGGAAACTATACACCTAGATTCTATAAGAGAAAACTGTAATTATGTTTGATACGGAACAAGGTTTTAACCCAAAAGGTTCTAGTCTAATAGATGAGCAACTTGCAGTATCAGGTCTAAATAATAATATTGCTGGCGCTCTTATTGGTGCTGCTGTATCAATTGGTAGTGCAATTATTGGTGCAAACTCTTCACGTAGGGCAGCAAAACAATCTAACGATGCTGTAGAACGTCAACACGAGTACGACAAAGAAGCTTACAAAGCACGTTCTGAAAAACTTGTTGCTGATCGTGATTTCACCATTGACACGATTGCAACAAAAGAACGTAACGAACGGCGTCTCGCTAATTTTCAAGATGCAGCGGCGGCACGTCGTTACAACTACGACATGATGATCCGCAATCGTGAGCAGAAATCGCTGAATGCTCAGTTTGTTAGATCTAATGAAATTTTCAATGAACAAATCAATTTGAATGAACAGTCTGCAGCAAATGCGACTCGCAACGAATTGACAGCATTGTTGGAGACACGTCAAAAACTTGCATTTGACAACCAAGAGTTAATTATCGAATCACTTCGTAATCGTGGTGCTGCTAGGGCACGTGGTGTCACTGGACGTAGTGCTGAAAAGGTAGCACAAAGCTACATGGCTGAACTTGGTAGACAGCAAGCTATTCTTGCTGAAACTGCTACAAGTGCAGCTCGTAGTACAAAATCTGCAATGCGTGAAATTGCACAGGATAAGTTCTCGGCAGACCTTGCTGCGTACGCGCAGAAGATGTTAGAGCCTGGAACTTTGCCTGAACCCATCAAACCTATTGCTACTCCTGTAGCAGAGTTTATTTACCCGCGTGAACTACAAGAATTTGATTTTGGACCTACACCTATTAAAGGTGCTATCCAAGATCCAGGCGCTGCTTTTGCTGGCAGTTTGGCAGCTAGCGTCGGCGGTATTGCAAGCTCTGCAATGGGTGCTTTTATTTCTAAAGGATAATGACTTCAAGCTTCAGGGGATCTGCCGTACGCGGTAGGTTCCGTCGTCAAGATCGTGGCGATGCTGGCTTATCTGAGCTGCGTCGTCGTGATCAACAAGTGATTAATTCACTTAAGCTGCAAGCAGCACGTACAGAACAACGAGACAAGAACTTTATCTCTAGCACGCGACAAGCTAATGCTGTTGCTGCACAGAATGTACAAGAGATTAAAGCTCTTGAAGATAAAATTTACAGCAACAAACAGCAAGCTATTTCGGAACGGGCTCAACAAGAGTATCGTAAGTCAATAGCAGAAGCTAAACAACTTGAAAGGCAAGCACAACAACTCGGACAATTTAGTCAAACGTTTGGCAGTGTAGCCGCACAAGCTGCTGTCAAAGCCTTCAAGGATGCAGAAGACCGCAAAGAAGCACAAGAAAAACAGGCTGGTCAACAGTCTGTAACTGCAAGTGCACAAGCACTTAGCGATGCATTCCGTACGAATGATCAAGAACGTTTTGCCCAGGCAGAAGCTGTGTCAGCTAATCCTGAGCTGCAACAGTATATTCTTGGTACATCAGCTAACGTAGACCGTTCAGTTGGATTCCAACGGGGTATTGTTCTTGGTCTTAACAAGCGTCTAGAGACTGAGTTTGGAACAGACCTGGAAAGCATTTTTGAGTCTAGAGGCATTTTTACACGTACAGATGCAGACTATAATCTTGCATTCAATACGTATGTCGATACTGTTCTTGGTGCAAACGGACTCCAGGACAGCAAGCTTATCGAAGTTGAAAACTTCAAAATTGCTGCTACTACTAAACTTCAAGCTTACAAAGCCAAGCAAAAACGCGCAAGTATTGTCGAACAAAACAACCGGCTTATTAACAGTCGTCTTGTAAACTGGCAGTCTGCAAGCACTCCTGAAGCACGTAGAGAAGCTTGGGAGGCACTTGTTCGCACGTATGAAACTACACGTGACCAAGACGGTGTTCTTAGGTCAACCTCCGCTGCTGTAGGTCTTGCCTACAAAGACATTGCAGATCTACCTGACACTACTGACCAAGAGCTGCTTGACATCAAAGGTTACGACGGTCTTTCCTATAAGCCACAGCAAGGTAAACAACTTCCGCTTGGGGAACGTTTCCTGCGTCAACTTCAGGAAGGTGATGATGCACGCGATCAACGCATTCAAAAACAGAACCGTGCAGTCAGTGCACGTAACCGACGTGAAGACCTAGAAAACGCCTCTGATCTTGAGAATTGGGTCAACGGTGAAGGTCTGTATGCAGAGGGTCAAGAACGAGCTGATCAGAGCTGGGAGAGTCAAGGCTATAGCCAAGAGGCATTGCAAGAAAAACTTTCTTTTGCTCAGGCTAACGGCTTTAACGTATCGACTGACTTCTTGTCAGTACAACAATCTAGACTCGGTGATTTTAACGAGTCAGAAATTACTCGTCAGCTTGCAAACGCAAGTGCCTCTGGTGACTACAGCTATTTGAGGTATCTATACGACAATGCCCCGACTTCTATGAAGTCAGAGATCAAACGTAAGTACCTGCCTGAGATTGTTGATTGGGAAAAACTCGGTGTCAGTGACACTGATCTGGAAAACCGATTGAAGGCAGCGTTGCGTCCAAAACTTAAAGTGTTTTCGTTAGATAAAGCACTGCATGAAAGTTTCCAGCCGACTGTTGATATTGCTGTTCAGCAGTTCTATCAAGAGTATCGCAAGGCAGAGGGGGACATTAACACTAGATTTGACAAAGCCTTAGGAAAAGTAATAGATGATATTGATGCTGGCAAAGGTAGTTACGGTGTTACTCCAGTTAATGAAGCCAGGGAAGATATGAAACAAGCTTTCTTTACTACGCAAGCTGTAACAGGTCGAACTTTAACAAAAGACGATATTCAAAAGTTCAATAAAAACAGTAATTTTAAAACTACACCTGCATTCACAAAGGACGTTTTTGAAACAATGGAGGCATCTATAACCCAGGGTAATCCTGTTTTTGCTACACGTGAAATGCGTGCATTAAGTCAGCAAACTGGCAGACCTATTTACGAAATCTTTAACGAGCACGCTGAAGCTTTTGAGTCCGATACTCGTATGCGTCCTAATGCAGCCGACATTTACGCTGCCCCTGTTGATGACTCACGTATGGGTCGTCTCAAAGAATACATGCTTAGAAGTGAATCTTTTGGTGAATTGTACCGCCTTGAAGCTTACAGAATGCAAGCAAATGCCGGTGTACGTCCTACAACTATCCCAATCCAAAGCACTCTTGAATCTGCTGAACTTGTTCAACCACACACCAGCCCTACTACCGGTGATGGTTTTACTGTCCTTATTGACGGGCAGCCTGCCAAAATGGGCAACAACGCAGACTTTGTTGTTGGTGAAAAGATGGCTCGTGCTTTGACCTCACTGATGCGTCAGTACCCTGATTTTAGAATTTCCGACATCAACAGCGGACAACGCACACCTGAACACAATGCAAAGGTCGGTGGTGTTGCTAATTCTGCACACCTTAGAGGTAACGCTATTGATGTGACTGTTGGTTCGCCTACCTGGTATCTTCTCAAGAGACATGGTGGTGAGTATGGGATTAAACTAATTCCTTACTACAGTAACGGTGAACTTGTCCAATGGCATTTTGAAATTCGATGAACGATCAATTTTACACAATTCCTACAGAGGAAGACCTTACAGTTGAGCAAAAACTTGATTTACCAAAAACCTCTCCATTTTTTAAAGAGCCCTCTGCAGAAGAAATTGAAGCGGAAGGCGGACTTCAACCCATTACACGAGAAGAACAGATTCAACAGAATCTAGGTAACAAAACACCACCTGAAAACCCATCAGAAATTGTATCTGAAAGTGAAGCTGCTAATGCTGCTGCCATTGGCGAAAAGCAGACTGTAACGCTGCCTCTCGATACTCGTGCCAAGCGTATGCAGATGTGGGACGAGATGCGTGAGTGGCGCGGTATGGAGCCAGGTAAAGCTCGTGACAAAGCAGAAAGAAACTTTTACCAACGTTATTACGGAATGGATGAAGGGTTTAAACCTAGAACATTCCAGCAAGAGATTGGTGAACGACAGAAAACATTTGACTCAGCAGCAAAAACTGCCGCAGGTATTGTTTTAGACCTGCCGATGGACATCATCGGTAACCTGCCTTTTGGTGCTGCATTAGATGATGCGTACGACGAAGCAACAAAACTCGACAACCCTGGACATAGATTTATTAGAGATGCAATGGGTCTTATCTTGCCATCTATGGTTGCCGGCAGTGGCATTGCTAAGGGCATTGGCATGTCAGGACTTAATCGTGTCGAAAAGTTTTTGAACGGTGCTGGTTTGACAATTGGTGCTGATTTGTTCATCACAGCTATGAGCGATCAAGGCGAAGATGACAATGCATTTCGTGCGCTGCAAGACCTTGCACCTAGTGTGTTTGGTGAAAAAGGTATGCTGCCTATCCCCGATAGTTTGGTAACCCTTGACACTGATACAGCAGAAGTACGTCGTCAAAAAAACCTGTATGCTGATGGCTTGCTTTCTGGTGTTGGTAACATTATTGGTTATGCTGCATACCTAAAAGGCGGTAGAAAGCCGAAACTAAATTTTGTCAAACCACTTGACGACACTGCACAGCAGTACGTTGCACGTGAGACGGCACGCACTTCTGATACTAACATTCTGGTAGAGATTGCAGAAATCGACGAAGTTCTTAAAACTGGCAAAGGTGACAAAAAATTCATTCAGACGCTAAAAGATAAGCGTGCTGAACTGATGAAAAAAGTTGACAGCTATGAAAGCCTTGACGATTACCTTCGTGCAGTAGAAGAGGATGTTGCAGCACAGACACACAACGCTGGTGTCAACAAAGCTGCACGTGACCCTGACAATGTTGATTTTGATCCAGATGTCAGCCCCGGTTTTGTCAACGATCAAGCTATGGGTAAGCAGTTTGACGAAGCAGGTCAAGAAGCTCGCAACATGGGTGAAGCTGCGCGTATTAATCAAGGTAGAGTAGTTGGTGACCCGCCACCAGCAATTACACGACACGCTTTAGCTGCCGCAGATGGTGCAGGTAAAGATGCCCGTGACCTTGTAGTTGATTTTGCAGAGCGTGCTAACAGAGTTGGTGACTTTGAATACAAAGTCGGTAATTTTAGGATGAGGCGATCTGAGCTTGACGCTGACGCTATTGCCTATTACAAGCGCATGATGAGTGCAAACTCTGTGGATGAGATTCGTGATTTCATGCACACCAAGCGTTCTGTGATCCAATTGACTGACGACTATGCGGAAGAGATTGCAACGGAAGGTCAGGTACGTGCTGCGTACTTTGCCTACATGGACCTGTATAACCAATTTATTGGTGAAGAAGTCTTGGCAGCGTCATCACGTGCTATGCAAACTGCAGGTGCTGAGCTAGCTACACAAGCCGAAGGTCTGCGTCGTTTTGACTATGCAAACGACACCCTGATGACACGGGACTTAATGCTGAAAAAAGCTGCATTTCTATATGAAGAGGTGCGTCTGAACCAGTACGTGTCAGGTAATATGTTGCAAATGAAGAACTTTGACCCTAAAGATGGGGTTACAAATGCTGAGCAATTTGCAACGATCTTGGAAGAATTTAAAGAAGGTCGTCGTCGGATTAGTCAAGAAGCAAAAACATTTAGCGAAAACCTTGCTGAGCTTGCTCGTGAAAACCCAGCAGCGATGATGCCGCTGTTTAAGGCTTTTCAACTTACTAACGGTGAAGTCGATAGTCTTGAAAAACTTCTTGCGTATGCACAAAAACAACTTTCGTTCCGACGTGCATTTATTGTCAACCGTGACACAGAAGGTGCAACTTACTTCGGACAAGGTTTGTCAGCCACATTGTACGCAAGCAAACTTGCAGGTCGTGCAATTATCAACGCATTTAAAGGCAACACAATTGAACTGTTGCGTAAACCTATCAATGCAGGTCTTGGACATGGTGTTGCAGCTATGGCTGGTGACCCTAAAGCTATTGAACGGTTCACTTATTACTACGCAGCCAGTTACGAAACAGCCAAACGTGCTGTAGTTGACGGTTTTAGTCTCATCAAAAAGGGTTTCATGAACCCTGATGAGTTTAAGGATTTTATTCGTAAAGACTTCCAAAAACACGCTGACGACAAGACTAAGATCTTCGACATGCTTGCACCGACCTTAAAAGCGGAAGGTAAGTACGGCGAACTTATGAAGCTGCGTATGGCGCAGGCTATGCATTTGTTCGGTAACAGCAGGTTTGGTCGTGCAACACAAATTGGCATGTCTGGTGTTGACCAAGGCACCAATGTGTATCTTGCCACGTTGACTGCACGCATCCGTGCCTACGACAACGTGTTTAGCAAGTTTGGTTACGTTGACGAAAAAGCACTTCGTGAAGCTGAGCATGAGGTCTTTAAGAGCATGTTCGACAGCAGGGGTGTTTTGCTAGACAAGGCAGCTAAAAATGCCGCTGGTGAAATTGCACTTAACCTTGACGACAAAGCTGCTGCTTTCGCGAACAATGCTATTGATCAATATCCATTCCTGCGTAACTTTATGTACTTCCCAACTTCAAGCACTAACGCTTTGAAGTTAGAAGCATCATACTCACCTTTGGCTGCTATTCCAGGTGTTACAAAACAAGGCGATGTTATTTGGGCAAGAAGCGACGATGACATTAGAAAAGCACTTGCTAAGCACGACATTGATTTTGACAAAGACCCTAATGCACGTGCAATTTTCCAAAACTTAAAAAAGGAATACATCGGACGTCTAGCTTTTACTGGATTGGTTAGCCAAACCGTACTTAATTATGCAACGTCTGGAAACATTCGTGGATCTGGTCACTACAATTCAGCACGTCGTTACAGAGAACGTCAAGATGGATACGTGCCAAAAACTATTTACCTTGGTGGTAAATGGTATAGCTACAAAGGTATTCCTGGTATTGATCCACTTTTAAGTTTGCTTGGTGATTATGCTTATTACGCTGGTGACCTTGACGAAGCGATGACAGAGAATCTTGGGAGAAAACTTCAGTGGACTTTTACGTCTATGTACTCTGACATGGTTCTGCTCACAGGTTTAGAACCACTAATCAAGATGCTTGGTGGTGATGACACTGGAATGATTCGACTGTTGTCAGGCACTGTTAGTAATTACGTACCGATGGGATCTGGCATTAACATGGTTACTAAGATGTTTGACAGCACCGTTAAGAACATCCACAATGATTTTGTAGGACAGATTCAAAGCCGGTTCCCAGTTGTCAGCAAAGACCTACCTATGGTCATTGACTCTTGGACTGGACAACCTGTTGGACATATTGACAACCCCTGGATGCGTGCATTCAATGCTGTCAGCCCGTTCCCGATGATTGACGGACCTGAACCTTGGCGTGAAAAACTGAACACTTCCGGTTGGAAAGGTCTTAGCGCATTAAAGAGAGATTCTACTGGTTCTGTGGAATACAGTCCAGAAGAATTCGAGTTTATCAAACGTCATTTTGGCTCACAACAACGTTGGAAACAAATGGAGAAGATTCTAGATAAGCCTAAATATAAGTACATTCTAGGTAAAATTAGAGCACACCGTGCTGTTGGTGCAGACGTTGGTCTAGATGACCATGCTCTTGACGAACAAAAAACGTCACTGTACAGAGAAATGGACAGGGTTGTGAAAGAGGGTCAGCTCATTGCTGAACAAGCCCTTCTCGACATTCGTCCTGATCTTGTGCAATCCATCCGTAATAAACAGCTAATCGATCTGGCAACTAAGCGTAACGACATTGATGAAGTCACTAGGCTGCAAGGTGTCGAACGTCAACGGCAAGAGCAAAACAAAGGAGCAATCGAGAGGTTCTCACAAACCTATCGTACATACTTTGATAACTAACAGATACTAACATGCAATGGCTGTAACCCAAAATTCATTTACAGGGAATGGTTCCACCACCAACTTCTCTTTTACATTTCCATATATTAAAACCGCCGACGTCAAAGCTAAAATTGACGGCGTAAATACAACTGCATTCACTTTAGCCAACGCAACAACGGTATCCTTCACTTCGGCTCCTGCTAGTGGTGCCGCAATTATTATCTTCCGTGATACCGACAACGATGAAAAAACAGCAACGTTCTTTGCTGGCTCGGCTGTAAAAGCAGAGGATCTGAACAACAATTTTGATCAAGTGTTGTTTACTGCACAAGAGGTTGACAACAACGCTTTGCAGACCCTTGGTGGCACCATGACTGGTGATCTGAACTTAGGTCAGAACGCTAACATTGTATTTGAAGGTGCAACTGATAACGCAAACGAAACGACTCTTACGGTTGTTGACCCTACTGCCGACCGTACGATCACCCTGCC